TTGAAAACAAAGTAAATGGTAAAGTTTATATTGGTCAAAGTATTGATATAAAAATAAGATGGTATAACCACAGAAAAGAATTAAATGGAAACAGACATCATAATGAACATTTACAAAATGCATGGAACAAATATGGAGAAAGTCAATTTATTTTTAACATTATTGAAGAATGTACAGTAGAAAATATTGATGAAAGAGAAATATACTGGATCAATTATTACAATGCAACGAATGGTAAATGCGGTTACAATATGACACTTGGTGGACAAGGAATTCATGGCTATTCATGGAGTGATGAAGGTAAACAACATCTATCAGATATAAGAAATCCAGAAGCAATTTTGCAATTAGATTTGAATGGAAATATTATTGAGCGTTGGCGAAGTGGTTCTTATGCAGCAAGAGAAACTGGTTTTCCTACTAGTGGTATTATGAATTGCTTGCGTGATGATGGAGATCAATATCAAGCACACGGATTTATATGGGTGTATGAATCTAAATATTATAGTAAAGAATTTGATATTAATACTTATGTGGATAAATACATTAAACCACGTCCAAGAATTATTGAATATGATTTGTATGGAAATATAAATAAAATATGGAATAATGCTGTTGAAATAATGAATGAATATGGTGAAAAATCTGTTATTTATAAAGCATTAACTTGTGTACTAAAACATGATAGACGTTCAATTAAAGGAAAAATATTTTTGTATGAGAATGATGATTTTGAATTAACAGATAAATACCTTAGAGACATTAGAGTCAAAACAGCATCTTATAAAATTAACCAATTTGATAAGATGAATAATTTTATAAAAACATGGACTCAAGAAGAAATAAAAAATAGTGAATATTTATTTTCATCAATAAGACATTTTTGCACTCAAGCATATGTAGGAAATTTTATAAATAAACCTCTATATAATTATATATGGAGATATGAATAGTAGAACACCTTTATCTTTTGACATAGGTGCTTTTATATTGGAATAAAAGGAGGTGGTCGTTAGTTTGGCTACGACAAAAGAGACACAGCCCACAAAATTAACGGCTGCACAATTAAAGAAAAAAGTTGAAACACAGGAAGAGAAAATCAAGTCACTTAAAGAAGGTGCTTGGTGTTACATGTGTGATACACATAAAGCTAAAGATAAATTTTATGTAAGTACAGATCCTATGAGTAAAAGTGGTCTTACTCCAATTTGTAAAGACTGTGCAAAAAAAATAGCATTAAGAACTACAAATGGTGTTGATCAAGAGCCTACGAGGGAATCAGTACAACTTGCCCTTAGATATTTGGGAAAACCTTTCCTCGAAAAGGTATGGGACTCAAGCATTCAGGAAGTTGAGAATCTTGCTTCTGGAAAAGTTAAATCTAATGTATGGACAGCGTATGCACGTCAAATTGCTATGCCAAATTATATAGGACTAACATACTTTGACTCAGACCATTTTGTTAAGGATAAAACTGAAAATGAATCAGTAAAAGAAATTACGACTGAGGAAGAACTTATTGAATCACATGCAGGGTTGGATACATATGACAGTTTTTTGAAAAATAAAAATGATGTTATTCGATTGCTTAGTTATGATCCTTTTGAAAAGGAGGATGTTTCCGATCAACCATTTTTATATTCTCAATTGTTAGGAATTCTTGATTCTAGTGAAGATGCTAATGAAGATATGATGCGTACTTCTTCTGCTATTTCTATTGTTCGTGGTTTTTTACAACAGTCAAAAATTGATGATACTGTTGCTAAATTAATGAGTGATATTTCCAATATTGAACGTAATTCTGCAACAATAAAATCATTGCAAGAAAGCAAAGGTAAAATTACCTCTGTTATTACAAGTTTGGCACAAGATAGTTGTATTTCACTCAAGCATAATAAAAATGCGAAAAAAGGTGAAAATACGTGGACAGGAAAAATCAAAAAAATAAAAGAACTTAATCTTCGTGAAGGCGAAGTCAATGGTTTTGATTTAGAAACTTGTAAAGCTATGAAACAAGTAATGGATTTGAGTAATGCTTCTATTATGAAAACACTTGCTCTTGATGAATCTGAATGGTCTGATATGGTTGCAGAACAACGACAAAAAATCGTTGATTTGCAAAGAGATTTGGATAAATATATTGAAATATCTCGTATTTTACTTAGGGAAAATCTTGACATTAAAGATTATTTAAAGGATAAAAATATATCTCTTGATATGAACTTAGTTGACTTAAATGACTTATTCTCTTGTTTCTCAGAACAAGAATCTGACGAATCCGATGATTCAGAAAGTGAGGATGAGAACAATGAGGTTTAAAGATATTTCTGATCCGTTAGATATGATTAAGTATGATGACCAATGTATTCAAAAGGATATTATTTATGTAAAACCTGGCACTTATGCTATGTCTTCAAGAAAAATAGATTCGTTGATAAAAATAGCATATATGCAAAAATATTATCAATGTAATCCTGTTCGCTTTATAAACGACTTTTTCAATATAGAACTTTTGGATGCACAAGCATGGATAGTTCAACAAAGTTGGACTTGCCCCAATGTATTGTTGGTATGTAGCCGTGGATTTGGTAAATCCACTCTTATCGACATAATCATAATGTCAAAAAATATGTTATTTAACAACTATTGGACGTATATTGCAAGCGGTAGCGGCAGTCAGGCTGAACAAACTTTTACTACTTTGGAACGACTTGCAAATGATAATATTGATACGATGATGGGTTCTACTGGATATATATTCAAAGCTGAAATTGAAATAAAAAATGCCGCAGGTGACGGATTTTCACACGGAAGTAACGGGTTTTCGTATTCTACTTTTAATGGCGGATTTACACAGACATTGAACTCTAACGTGGATCGAAAAAGAGGTATGAGGGGAAACGTAATTTTCGATGAGTGCGGTTTCCTTTCTGATGAAATGATGTCTGTTTACTCAGCTTTTGCCATTGTAAATAAAAGTTTTAAATCTGGTAAAGATAGAGATGGCAATAGAATTGATACTGTTCGATTAAGAGCAATCCCAAAAGAAATTCCAAACCAAAAATTCTACATATCTTCCGCTTCTGATACTTCTACAAAATATTATTCTCTTTATCGTGAATTTTCAAAACAAATGTTAATGGGTAATAAGGATTACTTTGTCGCAAATATAACATGTGAAGTACCACTCCACCCTACTATTCATGGTCAGATGATGGCACCTCTGTTTGAGAAATCTACTATTGATTCAGATATGAGAACCAATCCTGAAAAAGCTAGACGAGAATATTTTTGTGAATTCACTACTGACGCTGGAAGCGATGCCATTATTAGAAGAGGAGTTATTACACGAAATGAAGAAGTTCGTAAACCGCTTCTTTATAATGATACAGGTGATAAGAAATTTGTCATTACATATGATCCTGCCAGAAGTCGTGATAATTCAGTTATTCTTGTTGGAGAAATATATGATTTTGAACAAGTTGACGGAAGTATTGATACAAGAATGCGACTTGTAAATTGTATAAACTTAGTAGATGTAGGAAAGAAGATTAAATCTCCTATGCAAACGCCTGATCAGATTGAATATTTAAAGAAAGTTATTCTTGATTACAACGGTGGTGCTGATGCATATGGAAATATTATTGGAATTTATATAGATGCTGGTTCAGGCGGTGGTGGTGTTAATATTGCTGATTATCTCATGCCAGATTGGACGGATTCTGCTGGAATAGTCCACAGAGGATTGATTGATAAAGAATATTCTGCTGATTACGTCAAAAAATTCCCTAATGCGGTAGATAAGATTCATCTCATGTCTCCTACTGCTTTTAAATCAGAAATGTATGAAGCAATGATTGAGTTGATTAATCAAGATAAAGTTAGCTTTACTGCCCCATATGATAATAAAGGATATTTAACTGTTTTTGATATTGACGAAGAAAAACTCTCTCAAGCAAGAGAAAAGATAACAAAAGAACTTAAGAAGGAAAAACTCAATGAGAAAGAATTTGAAAGTCGTTTAAATGATGAACTTGGGAAAATTCAATCAGTTAATACAAAAATGGTAAAACTTGATTGGCAAGATGAAATCGCTCTTGCTAACATGGATGCTTTAAAAGAAGAATTAGTAAATATGGTTCGTAAGAAACGTGAATCAGGGAAAGATTCATTTGAACTTACACCAGAAAAAGCAAATAAGCTCCATGATGACAGAGCATACACATGTTGTATGGCTTGTTTTGCCACAATGTGTGAACGTAGAAAAGCTATTACAAATAGAAAACGTCCAACTGAAGATGCCACAAGTTTCATCAATAAGCTTACAATCCGTAAAGCAAAATACAACTAAGGAGGTGCATTATCAAATATGCCAAGACCTAAGAAAGTAGATGCAAATTCTAATGCACCTGCTAAAATAAATAATTCACAGAAGAAAACCACTTCTTCTACTCCAAAACAGCCAACCGCAAATGAAATGCGTGAATGGTATGAGAAAAATAAAAGTAGACTTGAACGCTACGAAGATGCAACAAGTGCTATTACAAGTCTGCGAGATATTCAAAAATCCAAGACATATACAACAATCAGTAATTATTCTAAGGAAGATGTAAAAGATTATATTAAAAACATTTCTTCTAGTGAAGCAAATCTTAGAAGTTTATCTCGTTATCTTTATTATCGTTCAGAAATCTACTATCGTCTTTGCAAATATTATGCAAA